TAGGGGTTTGGAAGCCATTGTAGACATACTTGGGAGTGTCTCCCATATGTTGTCTAGGGGGAGGTTTGTATAACCTCTATTTTCGGCTCGCTTTGTATCCCGCCGAAATTTAAAACTATTTATATTATCTTAAATAATGATATAATAATCTTTATGACTCCACAAGACTGGGCTGGACTTGCTTTAACTTGTTTGACAATTTTTGGTATTCTTGTCGGCGGAGTTAAATTTCTCGTAAAACATTATTTGAGCGAACTTAAACCCAATTCTGGGTCTAGTATGAAAGACTCTGTTAATCGGCTTGAAGAAAAAACTGACAAGATGTTTGATCTATTGATCGAGCATATTAAAGATCATAACAAGTAACTACTATATAGAAGATATACTATATATAAGTATATAACTTTTACAGTATATTCTTTTCTTTATATATTTTAAGTATACACTATCAATACCCTGGACTAATAGGATAAAACGGACATATAGTATGAATCCATTTATAACTCTTTTATAACGATATTAATTATATAACTTTTTGTTATCAATTCCTGTATACCTGGCTTATTTAAAATAATCATATATAATCTAAAGTGCTGGCACTCAAGATCTTTCTACCCACCCCGACTGTCTTGAGTGTCCAGCCTTATTTTATGGTATAATCAATGATATGTGCTCACCGACAATAGAAAAATTTGGGGCAACCCCAGCAAATATTCAATGGACTGTTGTTCGTGGAGACTATGCTTCATTTACAGTCTCATTTCTTGAAAATGACGAAGTTACAGAATTTGATACAGATGGGTGGGCTTTTGCAGCCACCGCTTATGATCCAACCTCAGACATTCTAGATGAGTTAGAGGTTTCTGTAGATGGGTCAGTAGTAACAGTAAGCGCACCAGCAGAGGTGACAGAAAACTGGGGATTAAAGTATCGCTCAGTTGTTGCAGAATTATCTTTTGACTTGCAAGCAATAGTTCCAGACGGAGCATCAACAATTACCTGGACACCAGTTATTGGAACGATTTGTGTACTGGGAGATGTTTCTCCAGGGAATACAAGAAATACTATCGGGGGAGTCTCTTAATGATAATTAAGATTAAGGATACTAACCCAAAACTTCCACCATTGATAAAAGTTAATGGGACTGTTTTTAAAGTAAAGAAGTAGAAATATGGCCATATCAAAAAATATGGATGGTCCAAAAACAAAGTATTCTGAAGCAGTTAAGTCAACAAAAAGCATAGAAGCCAATAATACCGAATACATTGCCGTTCCAGGAATTCAAGGAGAAAAAGGTGAGGTAGGTCCAGCAGGTCCACAAGGTCCAGAGGGGCCAAGGGGCGAAAGAGGCATTCCAGGTAAAGATGGTAAAGATGGACCACAAGGGCCACAAGGACCTAGAGGTGAGGCTGGCAGAGGTGGAGGAGAAGGCTACGAAAGTCCTTCAGGTCAATATCCAGGTTGGGCATATTATCAAAACAAAAATAAAAAACCATTATTTCTTGGACCTGATAGAGGCGATGATGGTTGGGTAGATATATTGATGGATGATGATGCAGATGCCAACATCTTAAAATTTCTTCCAGAAGGTTCAGTATCGCTTTGGAACTCAGTTACTCAAAGGATTAACTTTAAGCAACTTAAGGTTGGGGCTAGAATAGACATAAGATATGATATAGCACTTAGTACCGACACTAATAGCACAGAAGCCTGGATAAGAACGTATATTCCAAGAGTAGAATCTCCAACGGGATATATAGGAATGCTTAAATATAAGTATTCATATGAAATGTCTATTAACCAAACCTTATATGTAGATCTTTCAAAGATAAAATCAGAGGGTGGAATAATTCAAGCAAGAGCAGATAATGAAAGCACTATTATGCTAAAAGGCATGTATATATCGGTTTCTTAGTGGTATAATGGATCAGGAGGATATTAATGGCATTTCCAAGTATTTATAATTTTAACTATTATCGTGGTGATACGGCACAGTTTGTAGCCCGTCCCAAAAATGCAAACGATGGATCTTCTTTTGATTTAACAGATTATTCTGCAACTTTTACAATTGCAAATGTGCGTGGCTCAACTGGAACACAGTATCAGGCTTCCGCAGTTGTCAATACAACAACCGATATTGTTACATGCACGATTACCCCAACCGTAGGCCGCACACTTGCTGCTGGAACATATGTCTATGATGTTCAAATCACAGATGCAACACCAAACCCAGATGTTATTTTTACACTACTTACTGGAACAATTACAGTAACAGATGATATTACTGGTGCCGTTTAATGCCAGATGTACTATTATCTAATGATGACATTACAGTTTTAGGACCTCCAGAAACTGTAGAACTTTTAGTAGATATCGGGCCAACTGGACAAAGAGGAAGTAAGTTTTTTGTTGGAGCAGGAGAGCCAAACTCTCTGACTACAAGCGGTGCTATTTTTACAGAAACAATTAATCTTTATGATATGTATATTAACTCTGCACCAGGAACCAATTATGGATATCTTTACCAATACATATCTGAAGTTGGAGGAAACACTTGGGTTCAAGTTTTAAAAATTTCTCCAACTCTTTATTCTAAAAGACATACAGTTACATTTACTTCTGGAGAAGCATCAATATTAATTCCAATTGCAAACATAGTCACGGTATCTGGATCACCACTTACAGCATCTAACTTTAATGTTCAATATAGTATTGAGAATACTGCACCAATTGCTTCGTCAATTGAAGTCCCCGCCTTAGCAGGGGCAGGAACAGACCTAGTAATTAATCTTAATGCAGCAAAATATACAAGTAGTGCGTGGTCTAACTTAACAGGAGGGGTTACAGTACATCTTCTTATATCAGTAGTTATCTAATTATGGTATAATCTTGGTGAGGTGAAAATATGGCAATAGAATCAATCGGTACCCTAGTACCAACAAAAATTCCAGGTCTTTCCGATCAGGCAGACATTCAGGTTGCCCTTAGAACGTATCACTATGGAAGTGACACTTTTAATACAGCAGAAACTGTTGCTGCAAACCTTATTAATCCATCAATAGCCTACACACTTAATAACCTTCAGACACAAATTACCGCTATTACTGGCGGCAGCGCAATCCAGGCAACAAGTTTTAATGCTAAGGGAGACCTACTTTCAGCATCAGCAAATGACACTTTATCTGTTTTGTCAGTTGGCTCTAATGGTAAATATCTTACAGCAAACAGCGCAACAGCAACAGGGCTTGAGTGGACAACCCCAGAAGTTACATTAAATAATGAGGCAACCCTTACAAATAAAACTTTGACTTCTCCAATTATCAACCTTGCACTTAACGCTCAAACTGGAACCGCGTATACTTCAGTACTTGCAGACAACGGTAAAATAGTTGAAATGAATAATTCTTCTGCTAATACATTTACCATTCCACTAAATTCATCTGTTGCTTATCCCATCGGCGCCCAAATCAATATAGTACAAATTGGAACTGGAGCAACAACAGTGGTGGTAACTGCTGGAGTTACTTTAAATTGTACACCTCAAGTTTCTACAAATGCAGCAAAATTAAGAACACAGTATTCCTCTTGTACATTAATTAAACGAGCCGAGAATACTTGGATTGCACTTGGCGATCTGAGTGCTTAATGCCAGTAATTGGGAATAACAGTTCTGGTGGAAAAAAACCAAATCCTCCAACTTCAGTAAGCGCAAGTGCTGGAAATGCATCAGCGACTGTTAGTTTTACCCAGCCAACATATGAAGGCAAGACTGGTGAGGCAACATACGTTGCTACCTCAAGTCCTGGAAGTATAACTGGCACTAGTACCACTTCGCCAATTACTGTAAGTTCTTTATCAAATGGTACAGCGTATACATTTACGGTAATTGCTAATACTCCTTATGGGGTGTCCTCAGATATTTCAACTGCTTCAACAAGTGTTAGCCCTGCAGCCCCACCTCCACCACCTCCACCACCTCCTCCTCCTGCTACTCCTCCTCCTGCTACTCCTCCACCTGCTACTCCTCCACCAACTACGCCACCACCAACTACGCCACCACCAACTACGCCACCACCAACTACGCCACCACCAATTACCTATACTGTCCCTAATGTTGTTGGTTTAACATCTTCTCAAGCACAGTCTGCAATCACAGCAGCAGGCCTATCAACAGGAAGTTTTGCAACTGGATCAAACACTTCTGATCCTGCAAATGAGGGCAAGGTTCAAAGTCAATCTCCTGCATCAGGAACTGTAGTTTCATCAGGATCAAGCGTTAATCTTACAATGTGGAATTATTTTGCTGCGGGTGCAACTTATACAACTAGAGGTCCAGATTTAGGTTCAAATTATGGAAATTGTATTACAGGAACAACTGTAAATACAGGCAGCATATATGTAAGCCCTCCAGGAAATCAAACCGTCAGCAATGGCTCTTGTGGGTCTGTATCTTGGTATGCATATACAACTGGAACATGGTACTACTCATGTTGCCAAACATAATTCTATATGATAGAATAAGATAGGAGGTAATAAAATGTCAGAACATCAAGTTGTAACAAATTATAAAATTGCAGTAGTAGTTGATGGAGAAGTAGCAGACACAATTATGTGTGATGAAAGAAATTGGGCGTTATTTACAAGTAATCCAATATTTGTTGATATAACAAATAGTCCAGATTCTCTTGTAATTGGTCAACCTTACAATGTCTAATAGCAATTGGTCAAAATACAAACAAAATATTGGAAATACTCGTCCTTGGGATATGGTTAATCCTGATAAATATTTAGAAGATTCAAGTATTTCTGATTCAAGATTTGAATTATGCAAAGCATGTCCAGAATTAATAAAATTAACATCTCAATGTAAGAAATGTGGGTGTTTTATGGCAGCAAAAACAAAACTTAAAGATGCAGTGTGCCCTTTAGGAAAATGGTAAATGAAAAAAATATATGTATCTTTAGCGTCTTATAGAGATCCATATTTACAAGGCACAATTGATTCATTAATTTGTGAAGCAGACTATCCAGAGAATATCATGGTTGGATGTTTTATTCATGCACTAGAACACGAAATTGAGTCATCAAAACTAGAAAGAACTTATGATGGAAAGGTTCAATATGACCTAGAACTTGCTGGTAAGATGTTTAGTGTTACAGCATGCAGAAATCGTTGTTTAAAATGGCTTGATGATACTTATGACTATATACTTCAGATAGACTCACATTCTAGATTTGATCAAGGATGGGATACAAGATTAATTAAATTAATCGAGTCAATAGATGACAAAAAGCCAATACTAAGTGGGGCTTTGCCTGTTTTTGATATCTTTGAAGATGGCACAGAAGAAAAAAAAGAACAACCTTATCCAGTTTCCTTTGTAATGCACACAGATACAACAAAAGAAAATTTACTTCATTCTTATGACTTATCTCCAAGAGGAACAATCTTGGAGCCTATAGAAGGAAAAGAGTATGCTCGTGATTGGTATATGACAGGGCATTTTATTTTTGCTCCTGCAGAATACTTTAAAACTATTCCCCAGCCAGAATGGGTTTTATTTTGGGGAGAAGAAGTTTTAAACGGATTTAGAACATTTACTGCAGGATGGAATGTGTATGTTCCGTCAAATATACCTATTTATCATTTATATTCAGACAGAATAAGAAGGCCAAGACTTCACGAAGATTTTCCAGAAGAATATTTTCCTAAAAGAGACTATACAACAGACAGAATTATTGATATACTAATAGGTAAAGATATACAAGATGGTGATATTTTTTATGAAAGAAGTATGAAAGAGTTTTACGAACACGTTGGGCATAATTTAGGAGAGTTATACGATGGCTGGCGTAAATGGAGAAAAGAACTAATGGATAGGGGTAGAGATGAATAATGCAAAAACTGTAGAAAGTTTTTTATCAAAAGAAGATTGTGATTATTTGATTAGCGTTGCTGTAGAGTCTAATCTGTGGGAAAGTGGTGGAAGTGATTTTTGGGATGGACGAATAATTAATTATTATAAAATGATTAATTACGATAAAAAGTCTGCATTGATAATGCTTGATGCAAACATTCGTTGCGGAGAACAAATTAAAAAACAATATGGTCTTGATAAAGAAATATACTCAGACACCTTGCAAGTTGTTAGATGGTTTCCAGGAATGGAACAAGGGCCTCACGCAGATGATATGAGCAATACAGATGTTGTCGGATTTGATCACAGAGTCTTTGGAACTATTATATATTTAAACAATAATTACTCTGGAGGCCACACATTTTATCCAAATTTTAATTTTGAAATTGTTCCAAAACAAGGAACACTAGCAATGCATCCAGGAGATCCAGAGCATCTTCACGGAGTTACAAAAATTGAAGGGGACATGAGATATACCATTGCCTCTTTCTGGACATATGAAAAAGAAAGGTCTCATGTCTGGCCCACACCTTAACGATCCATCATATGAGGTG